GCCGCTATCAACGCCGACACCGGTTTGCCGGTGACCGCCGCGGTTAACGGGGGAATCCCCGAGCAGATTGACATCACGGCCCGGCACAAAGGCGAATGCGGCAATGATCTTGATCTGCGGGTCAACTATTACCAGGGCGAAGTGACCCCCAAAGGCCTGACGGTGACTATCGTGGCGATGTCGGGCGGCAGCGGCAATCCGGATCTGGCCGATGCTATCGCCGCCATGGGCGATGAATGGTATCAGGCGATTGTTTGCCCCTACACCGACGGGGCCAATCTGGCCGCGTTGGAGGCGGAGCTGGCAAGCCGGTTCGACGGTACCCGCATGATCGATGGCGTGGCCTACGGCGCCTATCGCGGTACGGTCGGAGCGACCCAGACTTTTGGCGATGGGCGCAACAGCCCCCATGTGAGTTGCATGGGCACGGGAAATGCTCCGCATCCTCCGTATCTGTGGGCGGCGGCGTATGCGGCGGTGGTTGCCGCGTCGTTGTCCAGGGATCCCGCGCAGCCGCTGCAGACTCTGGTTCTGGCGGGGATCAAGCCTCCCGCTGTCGATGCGCGCTGGACGCAGGACGAACGCAACGTGCTGCTGTACGACGGGATAGCCACCCACTATGTCGACTCCGGCGGCCTGGTGCGTATCGAGCGGGCGATTACCATGTACCAGGAAAACGCCTTCGGAGTCGATGACCCGAGCTTTTTGGACATAACGACCCCGGCCACTCTGAGCTATCTGCGGTATAGCCTGCGCGCGCGCATCACGCAAAAATTTCCCCGTTACAAGCTGGCCGATGACGGCACCGATTACGGTCCCGGCCAGGCGATCGTCACGCCGGCAACCCTGCGCGACGAGATCATCGCCCTGGCAAAGGAATGGGTGCGGGACGGGTTGATTGAAAACATCGACCAGTTCAAGACCGACCTGGTGGTGGAACGCGACGCGAATGACCGTAACCGGATCAATGTTCTGGTGCCGCCGGATCTGGTCAATCAGCTGCGGATCTTTGCCGCCCAGGTGCAGTTCATCCTGTAATCAACAGCGCTTTAACGGAGGTTTAAACGATGGCCAAAAAACTGGGCAAAGTCATTATCAAGGTCGATGGGCGGGTGCTCGAATCGATGCCCGGCGCCAAGATCGATATCGGCGGCGACGAACGCACCACGGTGGTGGGTGCCAACAAGGTGCTGGGATTTTCCGAAACGCCGAAACCGAGCCGCGTGGAATGCGAAGTGGCGGTCGGCAAGGAAACGCGGCTGGCGGAATTGCGCGGATGGGATAACGTGACGATCTCGGCCGTGTGCGATACGGGGCAGAACTATGTCGGCCAGGGTTGCTGGCTTACCAATACCCCCAACATGTCCGCCGGTGAAGGCGGACGGGTGCCGCTGGTGTTCGAAGGCGGCCCACTGGAAGAAATGGCGTAAGGGGGAAATACGATGGCTACGACAACGATCGAACTGAAAANNCGTATCGGCGAGACGCAGTATACCGAAGCCGAGATCCGCGAGCCGAGTGCCGGGGATGTGATCGAGGCGATGGAGGAGAGCGAACGGCTGATCATGGTACCGGGCCCTAACGGAAACGATCCGCAGCTGGTTGCTTCGCCGACCATGGTCGGGGTGCATACGCTGCGCCGCCAGATCGTGCGAATCGGCACGTATCAGGGACCTCTTTCGCTGGCCGAGATCAAACGGTTGAGCCCATCCGATCTGGACGCCCTGCAGACGGCCGCGGCGATGCTCGAAGCCGCAGCCGTATCGGAGCTTGCGCGACGGGGGCGAGACGATAGCGGCCAGGGATGACGTGGAATGGTGCGTGCTGCTGCTGGGCGTGCGGGCCCACTGCAGCCGCACCGAAGCACTGAATCTATCCCTGCGCCGCCTGATGCGGCAAGTACACACGCTGTTACCTCAACAGGACTGAGATGAGCGATCTTAAAACCTCCATCATTGTCGATCTGGCCGGCAACCTCGAACGCCAGGCCAAGCGCTTTGCCGGATCCCTGGGACGATTGAGCTCCCAGGGAAGCCGGCACATGGGTGCTCTGTCGCGTTCGGTCAATGTCGTCGGTCGCGGTCTCGATCGCCTCGGGAACCGCTACACGGCGCTGATCACCGGCGCAGCGGGGGTGGGTACGGCGCGGATGGTTGCCAATCTGGAGGAGCGCTTCACCCGCCTGGGCATTCAGTCCAATCGCAGCGCCGGAGATATCGACGCGCTGAAGAAGAAGATTTACGAGGTGGCCAAGTCCGCCGAGATCCGCGTCGATCCGGGACAGATCACCTCGGCGATCGAGGAAATCGTTGAAAAAACCGGCGATCTTGATTTTGCTGAGAAGAGCATCCGGAGTATCGGCATCGCCATCCAGGCGACCGGAGCGGACGGCCAATCGATCGGCGGCATTCTGGCCGACTTCCAAAAAATGGGCCTGAGCGCCAAGGATGCCTTTGAGGCCCTCGATATTTTGACGGTACAGGGCAAAGCCGGTGCTTTTACCCTGCAGAACCTCGCGGCATTGGGGCCGCGCGTTGTGACCGCGTACACCGCCATGGGTCGCACAGGCGTGCCGGCGATCCGGGAAATGGGCGCGGCGCTGCAGGTTATCCGGCAGGGTACGGGGTCGTCGGAAATGGCGGCCACCGCGTTTGAAGCGCTGCTGCGCACCCTTGGGGACGCCGACAAGGTCAAGGTGCTGCAACAGGGTGGTATCCGGATCTTCGAGCCGGGCACCACGGACACCATGCTTTCGTTGCCGGACATCATGGAGCAGATCATCTCAAAGACCAAAGGCAGCAAAATGGTCTTGTCAAAAGTTTTCGACGCGGAGGCGATCCGCGCGTTCAATGCGGCGGCCGGGGAGTTTCAGCGGACGGGTCGTGTGGAAAGCCTGCGCAGTTTTTACCAGGTGCAGGCCGACGGTTCCACCATCACCAAAGACAGCATCCGCGCGGCCAAGACGTTCAATGCGGCCCTGACCAATCTCTACACCATTTGGAAACAGTTCGCTGAAGATCAACTGGCCGAGCCGATCAAGCATCTGACCGAATATCTCAACGGTCTGGAGCCCGGCACGGTGGAGCGGTGGCTGGCGGTCGGCAAAAATGTGGCCATCGCCGCGGGCGGTGCCATAGCCGTCTCGAAAGCCCTGCGCATCGGTGCGGACCTGAAGACTCTTTTTGGTCGCCGTGGAGGGAAAACCGGCGGAGTTGGCGGCGGGGCCTTCGGTGATGCTATTCCCGTATATGTCGTCAACGGACCCATGTCCAACTGGGGCGGCGGCGCAGCCGGAACTGCGGCAGGGACTGCAACCGGCACCGCCTCCGGCGCGTTTTTGCCCATCGTCGCTACCGGAATGATCCCTGCCGGGGCTGCCGCTGCTATGGCTTATGGCAGCCGGGCTACCGGCAAGGCCGTCTCCCGGTGGCAGGCGGGGATGTACACCAAGGATCAGCTGCGTGATCTACGCGCCAAACATATGGTGATGGGCGGAGGCCCGGACAGTTTTCAGGTCAAAACCATCGACGCCGAGTTGCAACGGCGAGACTCGGAATGGATGCGCGAATTTTCCCAGGGGATGCAGGGCAAACTCAAAATCGAGATCGAGGGCGCGCCGGTCAAAGTCAAGGAATTGAACGGACGCAACCTGGACATCGAGGTCGACAGCGGCCGAATCATGGCGGGGCATTGATATGAGTTGGAAGGATAAACTTTTACCGGCATCGTTCCGGGGCGCGGCGTTTTACTGCGAGGCGTCGGACGGGGAAATCGGCCGACGCGTGGCGCTGCATGAATACCCCCAGCGCGACCTGCCTTATGCCGAGGATCTGGGCCGCAAAGCGCGTCGCTGTACCCTCGATGGGTATGTGCTCGGTGCCGATTATATGGATGCCCGGGACGCTTTGATCGCGGCGATAGAGGCGCCTGGTCCGGGTATCCTTGTGCATCCCTACCTGGGGCAAATGTCAGTCGCGGTGTTGGAGGCGCGCGGCCCCCGTGAAAGTACCGCCGAGGGCGGCATGGCGCGATTTTCCCTGACGTTTGTCGAGTCGGGTGAAGCGCTTTTCCCCACGGCCGAGACCGATACGGCCGCGGTCGTTTCCGCTGCCGCCGATGATGCCTGGCAAGTTTTGTCCGGCGAATTTTCCGAAGTTTTCGACGTGACGGGCCGCCTGGCCTGGCTTGCAGAGGCGGCGGCGAATCTGATGGACTCGGTGCTGACGGCATTGGACCAGGTGCGGGATCTGATGCCCGGCGTACCACAGGCCGCCATGGATTTTGTTGCCGATTTGCAGGCGGTATCGGCCGGCCTCGAAACGTTGATCCGTGCGCCGCAGGATCTTGCCGATCAGGTTATCTCGCTGGTCGCGCAGGTGGCTTTGTTGCCGGATCGCCCGCTGCGGGCGATCTCTGCGTACCGGACTCTGTGGGATGTGCTCAGCGACTCGCAGCCGGTGCCGGGGAACACCGCCAACCGTGCGCAGCAGGCCGCCAACCAGGCGGCCTTGATCGCGCTGGTGCAACGTGTTGCTCTGGTCGAGGCGGTGCGCACGGCGGCCACGGTGGATTACACGTCGGCGCAAGAGGCCATGACGTTGCGGGCAGAACTCGGTGACAGGCTTGATGTGGTGATGGAATCGGCATCAGACGACGTTTATAACGTGCTGGTGCCGCTGCGGGCCGCTATGGTGCGGGATATGGCCGATCGTTCGGTACGCCTGCCGCGGTTGGTCACGATCACCCCGGATATCACGCTGCCGGCGTTGGTGTTGGCGTATCGCTTTTATGGCGATGCGGGTCGCGCCGACGAAATTGTGTCGCGAAACGGCATCCGGCATCCGGGCTTTGTGACGGGCGGCCGTGAACTGGAGGTGTTGGCCGATGTCTGAGATTACCCTTACGGTCAACGATATGGTCTACGGCGGATGGAAAACCGCCGATGTGCGGCTCGGCATTGAACAGATAGCCGGGACCTTTGAGCTTGGCATAACCGAGCTATGGGCCAACCGGAAGGAGCCCTGGCCGATCCGTCACGGCGACAAATGTACCCTTCAGATCGACGGCGAGACGGTGATTACCGGTTTTGTGGATGACATCCTGCCCGGGTTTGACGACAAGCAGCACGGCGTGACGATCGTTGGCCGGGACGCTACCGGCGATCTGGTGGATTGCAGTGCGATCGCCAAAAGCGGTCAGTGGAAGGGGCGGACGCTGCTGCAGGTCGCAAGGGATCTTACCGCGCCTTACGGCATCGAGGTGGTGGCCAAGACTGATGTCGGCGCGGCCTTTTCCTCCGCGGCCCTCCAGGAGGGCGAGACGGTTTTTGAGGCTCTGGATCGGGCGGCGCGCATGCGTGGCGTGCTGCTGGTTTCGGATGGCCAGGGTCGCTTGGTCATCACCCGGGCGGGAGATCAGCGGATCGGCACCGCTCTGGTGCAGGGGGAAAACATCTTGCGGGGCGATGCGACTTTTTCGTTGCGGGACCGTTTTTCGGAGTACGTCTGCAAGGGACAGAATGTCGGAGGCGATTGGAGCACCCCGGAACAGAATGCGCAGCCGCGCTCGGCGGCGGTCAAGGACTCGGGCGTGCGGCGGTATCGGCCGTTGCTGATCGTGGCCGAGACCATCGGCGACACCAAGGGACTCAAGGACCGGGCGATTTGGGAAGCGGCGGTAAGGCTCGGACGCAGCGCCAGACCGGTCGTTTTGGTGCAAGGATGGAAGCATGCGACCGGTTTGTGGAAGCCGAATCGCCTGGTCCCGGTGCGTGCACCTTATTTTCAGCTCGACCGGGACATGTTGATTGTATCCGTGACGTATCGCATCGACGAGCGTGGCTCCACGACGTCGATTGAACTGTGTCGGCCCGAGGCGTTTAAATTGCTTCCGGTTCCGGAGTCCGATGGGGATGTCACTTTATGAGCCTGCCGCGCGTTGTAACCAAGCTGACCGCCCCGCTATCCAGACGGGTACGTCTGATGGCCCGCAGGGCTGTACTCAAGTTGATTTATGATGATGTCAAGATGCAGGAAGTGCAAGTGGAGCTCTTCGCGGGAGAGGTCCGCGATCGGGTGGAGCGATGGGAAGATTACGGCCTGACATCTCACCCGCTACCCGGCGCGGAGGCGTTGGTGCTGGCCCTGGGAGGATGTCCGGATCACAGTGCCGTGATCAAGATCGCGGATCGCCGGTATCGGTTGCAGGGGTTGGCCGCCGGCGAAGTGGCGCTGTATGACGATCTCGGGCAGTCGGTTGTTCTTAAGCGCGGGCGGATTATGGAGATCAATACCGATGTTTTGCGGGTCAATGCCGATACCAGGGTGGAGCTTTTAACGCCCCTGGTGCAATACGCCGGTGATCTGGCAGGCACCGGCGAACTGGGTTCCGGAGACATGAGCACGGTCGGGGATGTCAGTGACCATACACGAAGCCTGGCGGATGACCGCTCTATTTACAACGGGCATACGCACCCCGGAGATTCGGGTGGCACGACCGGTGCTCCTAACCAGCAACAGTGAGTTTGAATGGACCTTCAAGTTGCATTTAACGGTACGTTTTTTGACCTGGATCTTGCCGGCGCGGATCTGTCGACGGATGCGGGGCTGTACACGGCAGTGGTGATCAGCCTGTTCACCGATCGGCGGGCGGCGGCCGGCGATGTTCCACCCGGCGGCGCGGCCGATGTGCGCGGCTGGTGGGGGGACAGTTACCCGGCAGTCGAAGGCGATCGCATCGGGTCGCGACTGTGGCTGTTGGGCCGCGAAAAGTCTCTACCTGAAGTCGCTGGCCGGGCCAAGCAATACGCACAGGAGGCTCTGCAATGGCTGTTGGATGATGGCCTTGCGCAGGCTGTGACGGTGGTCGCGGAGATTCAGGATGTGCGGACTCTGGCTCTGTCCATCTCGATGACACGTCCGACCGGTGCTGTGATTTCCTATCGATTTGCCAACCTGTGGGAGGCGTTGAATGCCCTTTAATCGACCCGATCTTGCCACTCTTATCGCCCGCGTCAGCGCCGATATCGAAGCCCGTCTTCCGGGCGTGGATGCGCATTTACGCCGCACGGTTCTCGGCGTTTTGTCGCGCACCCTGGCGGGCGCCATGCACGGCATGTACGGGACACGGCCGACAGCGAACACCTTGAGCGGTGGGCCGCGATCTGGGGCGAGCCGCGCAAGGCGGCTGCCAGTGCTGCCGGAAATGTCACGTTTACGGGTAGCAACGGTGCGATCATTCCGGCTGGTACTGTATTGCAGCGGGCCGATGGACTGGAATACACCGTCGGGTCGGATGCCGCCATTGCCGGTGGTATAGCGCTGGCATCGGTCACGGCCACGGTATCCGGAACCGCCAGCAACACCGCCGCCGGTGGGGCCTTGTCGCTGGTCAACCCCATTGCCGGAGTCAATACGGCCGTCACCGTGGCCGCTGGGGGGGTAACCGGTGGCAGTGACGCCGAAAGCGATGACGATTTGCGGGGACGGTTGCTGTTGCGTCTGCGCAACCCTCCCCATGGCGGCGCGGATTTCGATTACGAATTATGGGCGCTGGAGGTGTCGGAAGTGACCCGTGTGTGGGTGCTGCCGGGGCATCTTGGTGACGGCACTGTGGGGGTGGCTTTCGTATGTGACAACCTGGAGCCGATCCTTCCGGACGCGGCCAAGGTGTTGGAGGTCCAGGATTATCTTGACCTTCGCCGGCCTGTAACGGCCCAGGTGTATGTGTTCGCGCCGTTGGCCGTGGCGGTGGACTTCACCATCCAGTTAACGCCCAATACCGCGGTGGCGCAGGCGGCGGTCATGGCCGAACTGGAGGATCTGCTTGTGCGTGAAGGCCAACCGGAGGATGGCAGCGGTAACGGGACAATCCTGTTGTCGCATATCCGTGAGGCGATATCTGTGGCGGCCGGAGAAACCGACCATGTTTTAGTGTCACCGGTAGCTAACGTAACCCTGAACGTCGGCGAGATGGCCGTCATGGGAGAGATTACATGGCAATGACAGCGGCTCAATATCTGACGCAGCTGCAGGCGTTGCTGCCGGCAGGGTCGGCATGGACGCGGGACCCGGCGGCGGTGATGACGCGGCTGTTACGGGCGATGGCGGAAGAATTTGCGCGGGTTGATCTCCGCTGTGCGGAGTTGGCCGGTGAGACGGATCCGCGCACCACCTATGAGTTGCTGCCCGACTGGGAAGGGGCATTCGGTCTGCCGAATGCCTGCACGGGTCAGCTCGACACGGTGCAGGCGCGGCAAGGCGCCCTGGCGGTCAAGGTCACCAAGCTCGGTGGACAGTCTCAATCTTACTTTATAGGGGTGGCGGCGAAGCTCGGTTACACGATTACCATCACCGAGTTTCCGGTTGCGACGGCCACCACCTTGCGGGCCGGAGACGCGCTCGGTGTTGTGGGGTCGGAGCATGTCTGGCGGGTCAACGCACCTGCGGTGACGATCCGGACGTTCCGTGTCGGGCGCAGCGTAGTCGGTGAACGTCTGCGCACCTGGGGCAACGAGTTGTTGGAGTGCGCCATAACCCGCCTGAAGCCTGCTCACACAACCGTTTTATTTGGATATGGAGGATAGCGATGCATCGTGTTGATGGCCCGGGGAATGTCGACGGAACTTTTTCTATAGGTGATGAGGAACAGGGGATTTTGGCTACGGAGATGACGGCCGATTGGCCGAACGCCGTGCAGGAAGAAATCTGCAACGTCATCGAGGCGGCAGGGATCGGATTGAACAAGGAGGATAACCAACAATTGTTGCAGGCCATCCAATCCATGCTGGATGCGGTAGCGGTACCTGTCGCAACGGTTATTTATCGCACGGTCAATGTGGTCCCTGCCGGTTATCTTGCGTGTGACGGCAGCGCGGTGAGCCGGGTAACGTATGCCAGGCTTTTCGCCGAGATCGGCATCAGCGAAGGGCCAGGGGATGGCAGCACAACATTCAATTTGCCCGACCTGCGCGGTGAATTTATCCGCGGGTACGATGCCGGGCGCGGGGTTGATCCCGATCGGGTTTTTGGCAGTGCTCAGGCCGATGAGATCAAATCGCATAGTCATCCGTTTACTGACAGTACGGTCAGCGAAACGTCGAAAACGAGCACGCCCATATTCAGTGCAGGCTCTCCAGACAATGGACCGAAGCGCGTTGACATTCCCTCGGAAACTGCAAGTGCTGGCGATACCGAAACCAGGCCTCGCAACAAGGCATATCTCGCCTGCATCAAATACTGATAGGAGCAACGTATGCATCGCATCGATAGCAACGGCGCAGGTGAAGACGGTCAGTTTCTGGCCGGCAATCCGGCCGCCAGTGAAAAAGCCACGGAAGTTACGCCTGAGTGGCTAACAGACATTCAAGAGAATCTGTGCTTAGCAATCGAGAGCGCGGGACTTAACCTGGTTAAGGGCGACTATACACAGTTGACTGCCGCTATCGCCATGCTTTCCGGTGTCGGTGCCGGAGCGGTAAAGCGCGTCACATTTGCGGACTCGCCGTATGCGGTACAATCGGTCGACGGGGTGATCTTGGCCGATTGTACCGCCGGCGTACCCGAGATCCACTTCATCGATGCGGGCAGTGGTTCTGCTAGACGTGTGACGGTCAAAAAAATAGACGAATCGAACAATCCTGTGAAGTGTATCCCCGCCGCAGGGGATGCCATTGAGGGGGAAGACGTCAGTTATGACAGTGTCATGCCGGGGGAATATATGACTTTTGTGCCCGACGGGATAACCGATTGGCACCGGGTTGGATAACCAACATTTCAACGTGTATTTAAGAAAGGTTCAACGTATGTTCATTCAGTCGAAAAGAATCCTTTTTTGGCTCGTTATTTTAACTCTGTCCGTCATTACAATGGCTCAACCGTTAACGGGTTTTGCGGCCACTGGAACGCTGCGCGTCTCCGGCATCGAGGCGCCGAACATCGTCCATCGTGCCGAGAATCTGGCAGCACTGCGCGGCATGGTCGGAACGCGCGGGCGCCAGGCTGTGTACCTTGAGGGGCGCACAGCTCGCGGAGACGGCGGCGATGGGGATTTCCGGTGGGACGGCTCGGACCGCAGCGTCGAGGTGGCCGCAGACACGCAGAGTGGGATTTATGTGGCTCCGAATGCGGCCCTGACGGGGGCTAGTGGGTGCTGGGTGCGGCAGGATACTGAGGTAATACGTGTTGCATGGTTCGGCGCCGGAACCGCAGCTGCACAAGGGGCGTTGTCCGCTGCAAACGGACAATTGGTTTTGTTTCCAGGTGGGACATTTATCTCTGGAGCTCTTACGGTACCCAACCGGTGCACCATTGATTTGAACGGCGGAACATTGCAGGCCGACCCATCGACTGTCAACGATCTGCTGTCTATCCAGGGCGACTGTGTCCTATTGACAAATGGGGTGATTGACGGCAACAAGACGTCGGCGGTTAGCGCGAGACATGGGGTCGCCATTTATGGAGATGGGTTTACGGCAAACAGCATTACCGTGAAGAACACCAAGCAAGACGCATTCTGGCCGAATGACAATTATCCAGCTTATGGCATTGGAGATTATATAACCCTGGAGCATGTTACGATTGAGAACCCTGGCAGAAACGGCATGCTGACAACGAAGGATACTGCAACATACAGGGCGAGTCTAACGATCCGAGACCTTGTACTCAAAAATAACGTCAACGCCAACATCGGGCTGCGCATTGAATACGTCAGAGATCTTACCATCGACAACATCCAGGCAACAGCGGGATTTGCGGAAAAGGTCATTTTGTCGTTCGTTGACGAAGCAACGATCCAGGGCCAATTTATTGCGGATGACGATTTGACAAATGATTTAATAGATTCCACCTTCATCGGCCGCCTGACCTTGCGAGACAGCGTGCTATCCGGGCGCAGACGTGGCGTAGGGTTCAACCCTTCTAACACATCGGAAAGAGTCACAGTCATAAATACGGTGTTTTCCGATGTCGCAGAGGGCATAGTTGGCTTCGAGAATACAAAGGATGCCGATATAAGCAGCAACAAATTTTATCGTTGTGACATCGGGGTTGATTACGCCAACGGGTCTTTTGTCAAGGTGTCTAAAAACTACTTCGAGGATTGTCGCCGGCCGATCCTGCTGGGCGCCAATAGTAATGATGGCAAGATAAACTATAATAATCTTGTCTATATTATTGAGGACAACACAGTTAACCGCACGGGGGTAGAGGCTGTTCAGGTTAGCTATTTAATTGGCACAGTAAAAAAGTTAATTATTAGGAATAATGCTTTTCTTGGCATGCACTCAGTTCCTAGCGCCTTCCCCGCGTGGGGGACATATTCTCCTATCTCCAATAATGAGGCCGGACTATTAATTTTTGGGTTTGTCGGGGGGGAGATCGGGCAGGTAGTTATCGAGGGGAACAATTTCGGGCAAGACGCTGCCTACCAATCGGGTGTTGCTGGCGGAGGTTGCTGGGCCGCTATCGTAGTGCGAAAAGCTACCCAGGCTATAATTCGCGGCAACACTATCAGTAAGAACATTTCACAACCTATCTACATCTCAGAAAACACGGTAGGAGAGTTTCTTACGGATAGATTCGTTGATAGCACCGCGATTGACCTCTCAGGTGCAGCATATAGCAAAAAGGGCTTTCCTGCGATGGCGGCTGGAAACTGGGTAGGATACAAGCTCATCTACACGGAGGCGGCCTCCGCTGACGCCGGTATAAACATAAGTATCCGAGACGGTATCTCCCTGTCTGAAAAGGTGGCTGTTGCAACTACTCCTGGTGCTGCTGCCGGGACAACGCAATTCGGGATCATCCAGAATTCCCTACTCCCGAAGGGGAGGAATGTGGAGATATATTCACCGGGCGGCAAAGTTGGGGCTGGGGAAGTTTATGTGCGTGTCTACTACATTGAGACAGAATGAGCTATCAGGCGGTTGCTGTTGATGTGTATTTTAAACCGTTTGTAAATAGCCTGTTTCGGTGCCAAACAACTCGGTAAGCAGTGCCAAAGCGCACGGCACGTTACACCAATTTACCCGGCACCATGGAACTTTCGGGGTTGG